CGAATGGGCGGAATCTTTGCGCGAAAGCGCTCCTCACCTGTGGCCTAGGGCTTCAGGGAAACAAGCCCCGGGCGGGGGTGGCGGCCAGGCTGCATTCAAGCGCTCCGAAATGACTGCTGAGCAAAAGCGCGACTACCAGCGCAAGCACGGCCAAACCGCATTCCTCGCATTGCCCAAGTAAGGGGACAAACCCATGGCTACAACCGTAAACAGCGACCTGATCATCTACAACGATGAGGCGCAAACTGCATATCTGGAGCGTATTCAGGACAATCTGGACGTGTTCAATGCGTCGTCCAACGGCGCAATCGTTCTCGACAACGAACTGATCCAAGGTGACTTCCGCAAGCGTGCTTTCTACAAGCTCGGCGGTGGCCTGGAACACCGTGACGTGAACTCCGAAGCCAAAGTCAACGCCAAGAAAATCGGTGCAGGCGAGGCTGTAGGTGTGAAGGCCCCGTGGAAGTACGGCCCATACCAGACCACTGAAGAGGCATTTAAGCGCCGCGGTCGCCCGGTGGAAGAGTTCTCCCAGATCATCGGCGCCGACGTGGCCGACGCCACCATCGAAGGCTTCATCGAATACGCCACCGGCGCGTTGAAGGCTGCCATCGGCTCCAACGCTGGCATGGTGGTAACTGCCAACATCGAAACCGACGGCAAGAAGACCCTGACCCGCGGTATGCGCAAGTTCGGCGACAAGTTCGGTCGCATTGCGCTGTGGGTCATGCACTCGTCTGCCTACTTCGACATCGTTGACGAAGCGATTGCGAACAAGGTCTACGAAGAGGCTGGCGTCGTGATCTACGGCGGCCTGCCCGGCACCCTGGGCAAGCCGGTACTGGTGACCGACAAGGCGCCGGTCGACGCGATCTTCGGCTTGCTGCCAAACGCCGTGGTGATCACCGAATCCCAGGCGCCAGGCTTCCGTTCGTACGAGGTGAACGACGAAGAGAACCTGGCTATCGGCTACCGCGCCGAGGGCACCGTCAACATCGACGTCCTGGGCTACAGCTGGAAAGAGTCTACCGGTGGCTCCAACCCAACCTTGGCCGCTGTTGGTTCGGCCGCCAACTGGGTCAAGCACTCGGACAGCAACAAGGTCACCGCCGGCGTGATGATCACCCTCACCACCACCCCACCAGTCGGCGGTTAACACCGACCTCAAGGCGCGGCCAGCAATGGCCGCCATGGAGATAATCATGGAACTCGTTTATAGCAACCAATTGGGTGACTTCGACCCGAACAAGCGCTACCGCAATCCCGATCTGTTCCGCGCAGTGGAGCGTGGCGTGACAAAGGTCGTTATTGTGGGCGATTACCCTGAGATCAAATCCGCGTATGACGCTGCCGAGATTGAGGTCGAGGTGCAGATCCGCAAAACTCCGGTTACGTCCGCCGCCGGTAAGGAAAAAACCGCGAAGGACAAAGTGGCCTCCGGTAAGGAAAAAACCGGTAAAACCGTGCTGACCGGTGGCACTAACGGGACGCTCAAGGATGGCACGAAGGATGAGCCGGTCTACATTCCGAAGCTGGAATCGAACGACCAGTGGATCATCATCACCCGCGACGGTGTACGATTCGGCGAGTTCGTCGGCACTGCCGATGAAGCAAAAGCCGAGGCTGATCGCCTGAACGAATCCAAGGAGTAATCGATGCTCATCATCGAGGACGGCACCGGCAAGCCTGACGCCGAAAGCTACGCGAGCGCCGAGGACCTGGCTCTGTATGCCGTGAAATTCGGCACGGTCATCCCTGCGGGCGCTCCCGCGCAAGAGGCGTTGCTTCGCCGGGCCGCCTTGGTGATGGATGGCATGACCTGGAAGGGTCGCAAGTCGAATAGCGAGCAGGCTCTGTCATGGCCGCGCCGGGAAGTGCTGCTGGATCGCGAGATCAAGCCGGACAACTATCTGCCGGCGCGCATTCAGTACGGGCAGATGGCCCTGGCCGCCGAGATACATCAGGACGACATCGACCCAATCGACAAGCGCAAGGGTGCTGTGACACTTGAGCGCGTTGAGGGCGCGGTCACTCGCGAGTACGCGACGATCTCCAACACCAGTGGTCGACTGTTGCCGGCGGCGCCGGACCGGCCAAGTGCTACGCAGTTTGCCGACTACCTACAAAAGCGCGGGCTGTTCGCAATCCGCGCATAGCTTCAACGGAGACCGCCATGGCCACCTTTTACGACGAAATGGCCGTGATGGCTTTGGAGATGATCACAGCGTTCGGCCAGCCCGTGACCATCAGCAATACGGTGCCGGGCGAGTACGACCCTGAGACGGGCGGCGAAGCGCTGGGCGCAACCGTCGAACAAACAGCCCAAGGCATCCTGCTCGACTTCACCGGGCAAGAATTCCAAAACAATAGCCTCATCCGACAGGGCGACAAGAAGCTCAAGATCGCGGCGCAGGGCTTGGCCTGGGTGCCGGGTCTGCTCGACAAAGTAGTGGCCCAGGGCCGCACCTGGTCAATCGTTCCGCCACTGAAAGAGATTGATCCAGCGGGTACGCCGATCCTGTATGAGTTGCAGGTGCGGTCGTGAGCCGGGCAGGCGCCGGACAGTCCGGCAGTTTTGCGCTCAGCTTGGCCGAGTTCGCCGCTCAGACCGGCGAGACCATCGACGCCAGCGTGCGCGAGATCATCATCGAGGTCGGCAGCAGCCTGATTCGCATGTCGCCCGTGGGCAACCCGGAGATCTGGGCGCAGAACGCAGTGGCGACTCAGTACAACAAGGCCGTCGACGATCACAACGGCGCATTGCGCAGGGATCCGGCCAACCTTACCAAGGGCGGCAGGCTGAAGAAGGGCCGCAAGCTCAACGACGGCATGGACATCAAGGCGCCCGAGGGATACGTCGGTGGACGCTTCCGTGCCAACTGGCACATCTCACTGGGCGTGGTCGAAAGCGTCACCTTCGATGAGGTGGACCCAAGCGGTGCTGAGACCACTGCCGCGCTGGTCGCCGCAATGAGCGACTTCACCGCAGGCCAGATGGCCTACATCATCAACAACTTGCCTTATGCAATCCCGCTGGAGTTCGGCCATTCCACCCAGGCCCCCGGCGGCATGGTTCGGGTAACCGTGGCTCGCTTCCAGCAGATAGTGCTGGAGGCCATCAGGAACAACCAGGTATGAGTCACACAATCATCGCCTCGATCTACGAGGCCAAGCTGATCGCCTGGAACGCTGGCAGGGACGAGAAGCTCAAGATCGTTTTCGAGAACACGGCCTACACGCCGGGGGAGGGGGAGACATATCTTCGAGCTTTCACTATCCCGGGCGACACCGCGAGCAACACGCTCGGCGGTGATCACCGGCTGTATACCGGAGTGTTTCAGGTCAGCATCATCGCGCCGGCGGGTACCGGGAAGGCCAAGACGAACCCAATTGCCGCCGAACTCATCGCGCTATTCCCGCTGTATGTGCGCGACGTGAAGAACGGTTTCGTGGTGACGCCTATGACGCCTGTAGATGTTGGTCCAGGCATTACTGGCGACTCAACCTATACCGTGCCGCTCTCGTTTACCTACCGGTCCGACACCACGCCATAACCCGCCCGTTGGGCAAATCCTGAACCCGCTAAGTGCGGGTTTTGTCATTTATGCAAAGAGGAAAACCCATGTCTGTCTATTTCCCCAACGGGGCAACGCTTTCGATCTCCAGCGGGTTCGCCGCCGCCAAGCTGATTTCCGCAATCAGCAACGCAAACCCGGGTGTCGCTACCAGCGCGGCGAACGGTTTTGCCAATGGCGATATTCTGCTGATCACCTCCGGCTGGGAGGACATCAACGAGCGCGCCGTGCGTGTATCCAACGCCGCCGCCGGCGCATTTACCCTGGAGGGCATCGACACATCCAATGTTGCTTTTTTCCCGGACGGCATCAGCGGCGGCACTGCCAAGAAAGTTACCGGCTGGGTAGCCGTCAACCAGGTGATCGGCAACTCCATGTCCGGCGGCGAGCAGCAGTACTGGACTTATGCGCCGCTCGAGGCTCGTCGCGACAAGCAGATCCCAACGACCAAAAACGCACAGGCTTTCGCCTTCCAATTGGCTGACGATGACAGCCTGGCTTGGTACGAAGAGCTCGATAAGGCTGACCGCGAGAAGGAAGTCCGCATCCTGCGTATGTCGCTGCCCAACGGCAAAACGATCTACTACGCTGGCTACGCATCGTTCAACAAGACGCCGACGCTGCTGTGTAACGACGGCGCTGCTGTCCCCTTCGGGTTCACGATCAACGCGGAAATCACTGCGTATCGCGCGCCAGTTGCTGCTGGCGGCGGAGCTTAATCATGGCGAAATTCAAGATTGCCCAGGCACCGACGTTTCTGGGCGCGGTGATGATACCCGTCGTTGGCCAGGAGCCAGTGAAGGTTGAATTCACGTTCAAGTATCGAAACCGTATAGAATTGGCAGCCCTGTTCGATGAGTGGAATCAGCGGCGCGAGGACGGCCAAGAGCGCTTTGGTGAAAATCCAACGGTATCGGAAATTATTGCCGTGGATACCGAAAACCAGATGCAGCAAATCAAGGATCTGGTCGTAGGCTGGGAGTTCGAGGACAAGTTCGATGACGAGAGCATCAAGGCCTTGGTGACTTCGTGTCATGGGACGACCGAGGCCGTCGTGGATGCGTACCAGGCAGCTTTCGCTAAGGCTCGCACGGGAAACTGATCCGCGCCGCCCGCGCCCTGTATGAATCCCCGCCGGATGCCGAGCAGATCGCGGCTTTCGGCTGGGACGCAGAGGACATGGAAGAAGAGTTCGAGGTTTGGCCGTGCCTTTGGTCTGCCTTCCTCCTATTCAACCGGATGTCCACCCAGTGGCGAGCAGGCGCCGGCGGCGCGATTGGCCTCGACTACAGCAGCATCCGCGACGTGGCCGGTTTTCTCGGCATCAAGAAAAAGAAACTCGCTGAAATCTTCCCTGACCTTCAGGTGCTGGAAGGCGAAGCCCTGCGCGTTATGGCGGAGGAAAGGGAAAACAGCCCGTAACCACGGGCACTTATTCAAGGTGAGTCGATGAACATTGCAGAACTCGGCGTCAAGATCGACTCGGCCGATGCAATCCAGGCAAAAACGAGCTTGGATGAGATGGCGAAGGCCGGCGGCCGGGCCGAGCAGTCCGCTGTTGCGCTGATGAACGAAATGCAGGCGCTGGAGAAATCGCTTTCCACCAGTGCCAAAACCACCCAGGACTTGGCAAAGCAGCGTGACGCTCTCGCCAAGCTGACCATGACTGGTGCGTATGGCGAGGCCGAGGCGGCGAAGATCTCGGCACAGCTCGATAAGCAGCAGGTGGCTCTGGCCAAGTCTGCGATGGATGAGCAGAAAGCCTTGAACAGCTTGCTGGGGGCGATTGACCCGGCCCGCGCTGCACTGGCAAAGCTGGACACGCAGGTAGAGCAACTGGGCAAGCATCTCGACGAGGGTCGAATCAGCCAGGACCAGTACAACAGCACCCTGGCCAAGATCGACAAGGATTACGGAAAGCTCGAAAAGACCACCACCGGCTTCGACAAGCTGCGTCTCGGCACACGCCAGGCACAGGAAAATGTCGTACAACTTGGGAACGCCCTGTCGTCGGGTGACTGGGGCAGCGGTGTGCGCGCCGTGGCTCAATTGGGCGCAGGAGCCGGTGCAGGTGCTGCGGGGTTGCTTGCCATCCTGGCACCTCTGGCCCTGGCTACCGCAGCCGTGGGCGGCCTGGCGTACGCCTACCACAAAGGCAGCGAAGAGCAGGACAGCTACAAAAAGTCGCTGATCCTCACCGGCAACTACGCTGGCGTGAGTGCCGGACAACTGGGCGACATGGCGCGTCAGGTCGGTGCTACCGTCGGGACCACCGGCCAGGCCGCT